CCAAGTCTGACGCATATTCTAGCTCGCTTTTAACGTGGTTCGCGGCACGTTGATTTTGTCGCTTCTAAAAATAATCTTTCCTTTTATTTTTCAAGTCATTAAATACCATCAGATGGTCATTGTCTACACCCTTCATCAACCGACTCATAAACGGCCGACCATATCGCTTCTGAATTTCTTGGGCAGTCAGATTGGTCGTGATAACAGTATTAGCCCTTTTATTAAGAATGTTGTAAAGAATACTGAAGGACCACTCACTGTCCTTCTCCATACCAAGATCATCCAAGACCAAAAACTTTGCACTAGCAATTTTATTGACCAGGAACTCTTCCTGACTAAAGTCCGCCTTGATTTTCATTAACAAATCAGTGACATTGATAAAGATAGCAATTTCTTTTGTAGTCTCTGATAAAGCTTTCATCATTGCAAAAGCAAGATGACTTTTACCTGTTCCGGCTTCTCCTTGAAAAACAACATTGTTTCTGGCACCTTCAGACCACTCACGACAAATCCTTTTTGCAAAAGCTAGCTTTTCCGCTTCTTTTTCAGTAGGTGTGTCGAAGTTGTCAAGAGTAGCATTTTTCAGCACATCATCATAGAGAGAGAATTTCTCAAGATAAAATTTCCGCTCTCGCTCATGCTCTGCATCAGCCAGCTCATCAACCTTCAATTGATTCTCTGCATGGATCCGTTCTGATTCGCATAAGCGACAGAGAACATCATTTGTCCGGAGGATTTTGATCAAGGGAATCCTATGCTTTTCGCAAATTTCAGCCTGCTGTTCAGTATTTCTATGGTAAGATAAGGCCATCTCTTCGAGTGCATCAGTTACCATGATACCTTACCTCCGCAATCCTGCCAGTTGGCCATATCTGATAAGCAAGCAGTGACAGTAGAAAGAGGTTGTTTTACAAGCAATGACTTCTTTTCATCGCTAATCGGATAAAATTCATCTTCAAATTGCTTGATAAGTTCTAAAATCCCCATTCGTCTGTCACCTCCTTACCTGATTTTTTCTCCTTTTGTTGCTTTTCTGATTGTCGAACTTGTTCAACTGTCGTCACTTGGTTCAGTTGCCAATTTCTTAAAATTCCACCAATATATTTGACGTTAGGCTTACCTAAGTTGATAGCTGTCTTCAATGCTTCCCTCACTAATTCAGCATCATTTTCATTTAGCAGATGGTTGATTTCCTCAATCTCAAAACCTGATAACAATCTACGAAACTCAGACTGAAAAAGTTCTAAGATATTCTCACTACTAGTAGTAGTTATATTCTTATCTTTATCTAATCTATTCTTAATCTTATTCTTATCTCCTTCTGCTTCTTCTTCTAGTGCGTTACCGTCCGTTACTGTAACGTTACATGTAACGTTACCAAGAGCAAGACTTTTCTGTTTCTCACGGTGCCTTGCTACACGATTCCGTGTTTGTTCCTTGATTCTTTCCATGCCATCAATATTTTGGTGTTTTTCCCAATTTGGCAAAGTAATGACGCCATCAATTATCTCAATCATTCCGAACTGCTCAAATATTCCTAGAGCCATTCTTACACTATTCAGAGGCCTTTGAAAAATTGTAGCAAGCATCTCATCAGTGTAATGAACTTTATCTGACATCATCAAAAGCCCGTTGCGATTATGTTTGCCAGCAAGAGCTAGGATTTTAAACCATATAACCAAAATTGCATCATGATCTGGTAGTGCATCAATAAGACGTATCTTTTCATCATCAAAAATATCCGTCGTAATCTTAATCCATTTGATTTCAGACATGACTTCCCTCCTTTAGTTTTTGTTATTTTTATGCTCTAGCTCCCCATTTCCGTTGATTTCTACGAAAATCCATAGTCATTTCCTGATAAAGCAAACGCCCATTTTCTTCTAAGAGGTCTGTATTTTGTTTTCTTAGAAGAACATTATTTCTTGCTTCTTCATGATAATCACGAGCGAGCCTGTCATAATCTTCGATGCATGCCCGAAAAACTTGTGGTACGTCCTCAATTGATGAAGGAAGTCCGACAGGTGGTTGGGTGTCATATGTAGACTTTCTGTCACACATTCTTAGGTTTCTTCGTGCAACTTCCCTGAAATCTTCTGTTTCTTCAATGATAATCACTGTTTCTTGTTTGGTTTTTTCTTCATTTTTAGCAGTCAGTAGCATCAGAATAAAGATCCCGATAAAAATCGTCACTAAGCCAAGCAATTGGCTTGATAAAGTTGGTTCTGTCATATTTAAACTCCTAACTGTTTTTCTTTCTTGAGATTTTCAAGCATCTCTGATAATGTTTCTTTCTTACTGCGATAACGATTACGGCTTTTCCATTTAACGAATAATCGAAATCCCTCGTAGTCGATAAATACAATCTTATGAGTTGGATTATCAATAAATTGCTTAAAATCAGGGTGCTCCCTCATCTCAGTAGCCCATACCTTTGCGGTAGCAAGGGTCAGTCCATCCCACATCTGACAAAGGTGCTTGTAATCGCCATGAGTGGCTTTTTCATTCACGCCAACTGGCTTGTAAGTAATTTCTGCTTTAGGCATGGCATTTCCTCTCTTTCTATGTTATAATTCAAGTAGTAATTTTAGTAAGTGCCTGATTGCCATCAGGTACTTTTTTGTTTCATCTTAATTCATCTATGCTGATTTCCAGTGCGTCAGCGATTTTCTTAACTGTGTCAAAATACAAATCTTTCACTTCTCCATCTCTTAAACGATAGATTCCAGCAGGTCCAATACCTGCTTTTAAACAAAGTTTATAAACCGTCCAATTTCTTTCTGAAAGTTTTTCGGATATTTTTTCCCAAAGCATAGCCATTTTCTCCTTATCTAGCTTTATTTTTATACTTTTTGTGTCCATATATGTCATTCCACTATATATTGTGTTATATGCGTAAATGATTTATACAATTACACAATATATTGACAAACATAGCTTTTTGTCATGTAATATATTTTGACTAGGACCTCTCACTGTTTTAGTCAAAAAAATCAACAGAAAGGAGGGAAAGTTATGAGTAACAACTTCAAAAAATATGACATTCTACTAGCACATGCTATTATCGCTAAAAATACAGGTCACAAGTTGATAGTCCAAACAGCTGCAGGGCGATACATTGGAGAAGCTTATAATCCTGATAGCTCTGATTATCCTGACGTATCTGCAGTTGCTCAAAACATAAAAGAACTTCGAGTTTCTGAATACGATCCAAAAAATCCAACAGCAATCTTTTTAGTAGATGTTGAAGTTCACACCGATTCAATAGGTGGACCGTTTAAAATGCCATACGTTTGTCTATTTCTAGATCAGATATTGGGTGTTTCGATTGGGAAATTCGAAGATCCGACTGAAGAATAGCATCTTTGTCTATCATAAAGTCTATCGCTTGACCGATAGGCTTTTTTCTTTTTCCACTATACGGATACCGTTTTGGTCTCATCATACTGCCTCCTCATTCAAAAACTTGTTGATAAAATACTGCTGCCCCTTGCCAGTGACCTTGACGGTCTTGCTAACAGAGATATGACCGTCAGGATGTGTGATGGTAGACTCCTTGATTTCAAAGAGTTTCATTTCCATGCTTCGTTGTGTTGGCATGTTCCAGTCAGATCCTTTTCGCTTGATCAAGTAGCCATTTTCACGCAACCAGACAAAAAGCCGATATCCTCCGATTTTATAGCCGTTTTGGCTGATGAGTTTGGCAAGGTCTCCGACCAAGATAGATGTGTGACTAGCACTCACAGCATCCGCAAAGAGTACCTTCGGCTTGTCAGCCTCAATCTGAGCTTCCAGCTTATGAACCTTCTTGTCTGCCATGAGCAGGGCTCTTGCCATAATCTTCTCAGGACTGTTGAAGTCCTTTTCTACCTGAATGAAGTACTGTCGGACTTGCTTACCTCGATCTGTCCGCTGGATCATGGCGATTTCCTTAGCCATGTCTAGCTTGATGACATGATCAGTCATATCTTGCAGACCTCCAGGGGTCGGACATTTTTGGGTCACCCTTGCGAAATCCTGATTTTCTTCAAAACCATACTCCGCCATTCTTCCAAACCATTTTCTATATTCTGTTTTAACTCCCAATGCCTCATGAAGTTGTCTTCCAGAAACAACAGGCTCATGACTATCATTAAGTGTGATATTGATTAGTTCATTCATAATATTCCTTTCTAAATTTGGTATAATGTAGATAAAACTCACCAGAGCTATTTAAGTAAAGTATTTTTAAACG